CCTTATATTTCTTAGCAACAAGCTGGGCTTTACGGGCTGACCACTGTCCTGCGCCCGTGCCTTGAGTTGCCGCAGCCTTCACTTGGGACACAATCCGTTTACGCAGACTGGGTTTTGTATAATTACCGGCCTCATTTACGTGCCCGCCTTCAGCGTACATGGCTACCTGATTCGGATCATCCTTGCGAGTGATCGTCTTCTTTCCCGGCATTTTGGATGGGTTTATGGCACCCATCCCCCGGCTGGACATCATATCATCCGGCCTTTAGTTTTGCCTTTAACAGCGCAGCCGTCAGCACGCGAAGAAGCTGAACCTACAGAACCGCCTTTAGCGAACATGCCCGGACCACGGCGCATGGGTGCAAGGGTCGTAGGGCCTTCATCTGGCATCGGCGGCTGGCCTTTATCGGCGGTGTACACGTCTGGCAACCCACCCGGCATCGTACCGGGCATTCCAGCCCGTGCGCGCTTAGCCATCATCGCTTTCTTCATTAGAAGTGCGCGAGCGGCGGCTACTTTAGGGTCAATCCGGGTCGTAGGACCCTCGTCCGGCATTGGTGGCTGACCTTTGTCGGCGGTGTAAACGTCTGGCATTGGCATAATAACTCCTTAACAGGCTTTTCCGCCTTTGTTCATCTTAACCATAGTGCCTTGGGTTTTGCCTTTTTTGGCAATCCCGTCAACACCACCACCTTTTTTCATACCCATCATCTCAGCTTTTTCATGCTTAATCATGGATGCCGGAGCGCCTTTCTTCTTCATGAAAGCCACTTCTTTACCGACCATTTTCTTTGACTCGGCCATTTCACCGCCTTTACTAAATTTGCGACCTTTATCAGCCGCTGCGAAGTCCTTGCCCACGGACTGAGGGACGCCAGCTTTCTTGGCAAAACTGGGGCTGTGGGCTACAGCCTCCATAAAATTGTGTTGCTTGGAACTGCGACTAGGCATGCTTTTCTACCAGCCGATCAATTTTGGCTTCAAGACGATCAAGCCGGTCAAAGATGCGGTTAACGTCCGCGTCTAGTTGTGACTTAGTAACGTACTCTCGGGCAACTTCTTCGCGGGTCTTGTTGATCAATACTTGAAGGCGTTTTATCTCGTCATACATGCTCTTGAGGAAGAACCCAACAACACTGACACCGACCGAAAGGACTGCGTTCCAAATCGTATGTTCCACTTAACATTTCCATTTACGCAAAGATTTGTTGATACGGGAGTCGGGGTCATTAGCAGTTTTTGCGCTAGTAAGCTTCTTTTTCATGCCTGACATCCGGGCACAGAATGACTTTTTGCGTGAACCGCCTTCAGGTTGCGGGGGCTTCAATCCCGGTTTGCCGGGGTTTGCTGCGTTATAAGAAGCGCGTCCCTTGGCGTTTAAACCGCCTTCGGGGTTCTTACCTTCTTTGCGCTGCCACGCCGGAGACTTAGCCATTTTGTGTCGGCCATGCGATGTTAAACGGGTCGGGCTGGGTGGTGATATCGCGTAATGCCTGACGGTACACTGCCCATGCGGTTTTGTCAACCGGAGAGTCCGATAACTGCGTCCAGTCGGTGTCCTTGAGCATTTGGTTACGCTGAGTACGGATAACCTGCCACTGAGTTGCTATGCGCTGGTCAAGCTCCTCTTGGGTTAGAGGCTCAACATTAACTAGACAGCACATCCCGTCATACAGATGCGGTGCAGCAGATACTAGCTTCTCTGTTGCATGGTTGTAGGGCTTCCATACTGAGATGACGTAGTAGCCTTGCTCGGCAATCCAATCTAGACTGGGACCACGGTCGCCAAACGATGTGTTGGGGAACCACTCTGTGTGGTCCTTGATGATGAGTTCTGAGTTGGCAAGCTGCATGATTACCTCGTTGGGAACGCGGCTGTTGGCGTTGTGATGGTACGGGCGATACCTCGGGTAATGCGTAGGTCTTGGATGTAGCCGTTTAAGAATCCGTTTGCAAGTCCATTGCTATACGCGCCAACAAAAGCCGTGTTTAGGTTTATTGCGCTCGCATAAGAAGTTGAAACTAATTGAGTCCCGTTGACGTATATTTTTAGCACGCCAGAGCCACGGGTCCACGCAACGTAATACCAAGTTCCAAATGTAAATGTAAAGTTACCTGCGTAAGTGGTCGTTCCGTCATAAAAATATATTTGAGTGTTTGAAGTAAATGCAAACTGCGGGAACGCGGCTCCACCAGCAGAAAGAAATTGCGGGTATCCGCCGCCAGCGCTGGTAAAGTTAACCCAACCCTCAATTGTAAAATCTCCGGTCCCAAAGTTTGCCGGCCCACTAGGAATGCTCAAATAGTCCGTAGTCCCGTTGAACCGCATACTGGTTGGCGACCACTTGTACTGAGAGATGCTGGCCTGTGCGCTACCTACCGTGAGTGCATTGTTCTGCACCGCAGCGTCGTAGATTCCCGCGTTGGTGAAATTAACAAGAAAAGAAGTGTTTGTGATTGCCGTGACTGGTGCGGTTGGGGGCGTAAAGGCTCCGGTGTAAACCGCTGTTCCTTTGACTATGCGCACATTACTAATATAACCGGGGACGTACCTTCCTTGCGCATATCCAATATATGCGGTGTTGCCGGGAGATGTAAAGTTATATGCGCTTGTTCCGGTTATGCTTCCAACAGAATTGCCGTTTTTATACAGCGTCAAAGTTCCACCATTACGAACAAAAGCAATATGGGTCCACTGATTAAGTGGTAAACCATTTCCGGCAGTAACAGTTATGTTGTCGCCCCAACCACCACTTGCATCGCTAGTAATACGCAGCGTGTCTATATTTTGTCCGGAGTTAATAAACCACCCGCTTGATGCAGAAAATGTAGTTCCTACCAATGCGCCGCCAAGAATCCCACCCGAACTGTAAGCTGTAAGATATACCCAGCATTCCACAGTAAAATCTACACTGGCCCCAAAAGCAAAAGCAGTAGAAGATGTCCCGGCAGATAAATAATCCGTGCTTCCGTTTAAATACCCACTCCCCCCATACGCCGCAGTGGTGTACGAAGCAGTCGGTGAGAACGGCTGGAAGGCTTGGACGCGGGGAGTGCCGGCGGTTGTAATTGCAAAGTTGTTAGTGCTGTTGTCTTTGAACCTGTTGCCTTGGCAGGTTAGCAGCGAAGTGTTGGTGATTGCCGTGAGCGGGGTTGTCGGTGGCGTGAATGCCCCGGTGTAGACCGCTGTGCCTTTGACAATACGGATGTTGGATAAATATCCGGGGAACGGATTTCCAAAATTCCAACCGTTAGCTATTTTAAAGGTTCCCGGTTCAACATAGGTATTTGAATCTGCGGCAGATGCGACTTGACCCCCATTCAAATACAGATATGACGTAGCACCGCTTCTGACAAACGCAACGTGATACCAAGTGTTTGCCGCTACAACACTGCTTGAGGTCAGCAGATACGCGCCGTTTCGATACACTCTGACGTTGTATCCACTACTTGTTTCAAACAAAATTGCAAATCCAGCGTCCGCTCCAGCGTTTCTAGAATCAATTGCAAAATAAGCACCGGAAGTACTTGATAAGTATGCCCAAAATTCAACGGTAAAATCGCCTGATCCCAATGCCAACGCAGCATTGTTCGGCGCTGTCAAATAATCGCTTGAACCATTGAAGTTATTGCTCCAATATCCATTAGGCCAATACGGAGTCACAGATCCCTGCGTTGGGGTCCCGTTGCGAGTAATGGTGAAATTGTTGGTGCTGGAATCTAAAAACGTGTTGTTCTGCTGACCGTTAGTGCTTGTGGTCTCCAGCAGTAGCGGGACATACTTAAAGTATGGGTCTGGGGTCACAGCAACCGCCGACTGTCCTGACTTAGACGCAGCAAACATTAGTAGTTCTGCCCAATTGTTGCGCCAAACCAGCTAGTGCCGTCTGAGAAGAACGAGAAGATGTCGCGCTTGCCTGACCCTGTGCTGATCGTTGGAGCCGTCGCAGAAGGCCACACAACCGTTGTCCAAGTCACCGTTCTCGGCGTACTGTCCTGCGTCAAGATCAGAATAAAACTCTTACCCGCAACAGCCGTAGGTGTTGTGATCGTTGCGTTGCCGCCCGAGATCG